TCACATATGAAAAACACAATATACTTACTAGAAGGCACTTACAGAAACAAAACTGTAGAAAACCAAACTTTCAATTTGGTAAAAGGTTATCAACCGCACCCACACAAAGAAGGTGGTTTTATCACTGTTAAGATTGATGACATCAAACAGTATCCAGGTGCTACAAAAAATCAAATCAGAATAAATGTTGAGAATGAGAATCAGTTGAGAGATTCTGCTCCTGAACAACCCAAAGAAGAATCAGATGCTGAAACTGTGGAGAGAATGAGAAAAAGATTTACAATCTTAGACAGCATGACTAAGGCTTGTAAAAAAGGTGATGTGAGAGCAATGATTGTGTCAGGACCTCCAGGTGTTGGTAAATCGCACGGTGTTGAAACGGTGTTGGACAGATACGGAGTTGTGAGCACATTAGGTAACACAAAACCTAAATATGAAATTGTTAAAGGTGCTATGAGTCCGATTGGATTGTATTGTAAACTGTACAACTATTCAAATGCTGACAATGTGTTGGTGTTTGATGATTGTGATTCAATCTTATTAGATGATTTAAGTTTGAACATATTGAAGGCGGCACTGGACTCTAAAAAAGTTAGACGTATCTGTTGGAACACAGACAGTCATATGTTGAGAAGAGAAGGTGTGCCTGATAGTTTTGAATTCGCTGGTTCAGTGATATTCATTACCAACATAAAATTTGACAATGTGAAGAGCAAAAAATTAAGAGATCACTTGGAAGCATTGGAAAGCAGATGTCATTACATAGACTTGACAATAGACACAATTAGAGAAAAGATTTTGAGAATCAAACAGATTGTGACAGATGGTATGTTAAAGTCTTATGCACTGCCTACAGAAACTGAACAATCAATTGTGGCTTTCGTAGATGAATACAAAAGACAGTTGAGAGAAATCAGTCTTAGAACTGTGTTAAAAATTGCTGATTTGGCAAAAGCATTTCCAGAAAATTGGAAAGAAATGGCAAAAAGCACAGTGTTGAAACCGGTATAGGAGATTGACAATTATGGTAAAAGATAATAAAATAAAAGCAATGAAAAAGAGAAGAAATAAATTGGAAAGAAAGTTAGATGAATACAACCACACAATGGAATTAATTAGAACCATTGTGCCAATTATGGTGTTAGGTTTACAAATCTACATATTGGTAAAATTGATATGAGAACACAACCGCAAGATGTTATTGCTAAATTGGAAGCAGACAACAGTAGATTAGCAAAGGAGAAAATACTGCTGGATGCTATGAACGAAGGCTTGGATGAATTCTTTGAAGGATTGAAAATGTGTTTGGACAAACTATACACATTTGGAGTCAAACAAGTGCCTATCAAAGATGATGTTATTTCAGCACAAGGTTGTAAATGGGAAATTTTCAAAGAGCTGGCTGAAAAATTACACGCAAGAGAACTAACAGGACACGCGGCAAGAGACGCCATTAATCTTGTGATGAGTTCTGCCACAGCAGAACAGTGGAATGGTTTCTACAGAAGAATATTGATTAAGGATTTAAGATGCGGAGTTTCAGAAAAAACTGTGAACTCTGTGGCTAAAAAGAACAAGTTTGGCAAGTACATGGTGCCCGTGTTTACTTGCCAACTTGCCCATGACTCAACAAACCATGAGAAGAAGTTGGTGGGCGAGAAGATGTTGGAAGTGAAACTGGATGGCGTGAGAGTGATTACTATTGTGTATCCAGATGGCAAAGTTGATATGTTCAGTCGTAATGGCAAAGAGTTCACAAACTTTGGACACATACAAGAACAAATATCTGAAGTAGTTAAAAACAGTCCTCCACCATATCCTGTGGTGTTGGATGGTGAAGTGATGAGTGAGAACTTTCAAGACTTGATGAAACAGGTACACAGAAAAGAAGGTGGCAATGCCAAAGATGCTGTGCTTCATTTGTTTGATTTCTTACCATTGGAAGACTTCAAAAAAGGCACATGGGACAAGAGTCAGACTTTAAGAACACAGATGTTGAAGGCATGGTATGAACAGCACAAAACCAATTTAAACGCCGTTACAGTGCTGGACCATGAAATTGTGAACTTAGACACACCTGAAGGTCAAAAGACGTACACAGAGGTGAATAAGAGGGCAGTAGAAGGTGGTTATGAGGGTATTATGATTAAAGATACCAATGCTCCATATGAATGTAAAAGAAGTCATGCTTGGTTAAAATTGAAGCCGTTCATTGAAGTCAGTTTGACTGTGAAAGCCACAGAAGAAGGCACAGGTAGAAATGTGGGCAAACTGGGTGCATTGATTTGTGAAGGTGAAGATGATGGCAAACTGATTAAAACTAATGTGGGATCTGGTTTGACAGATGACAACAGAGATGAATTTTGGAAACATAAAGATCAATTGATTGGTCAGATAGTGGAAGTGAGAGCAGATGCTGTCACAAAGAATCAGGACAGTGAAACAGAATACTCATTGAGATTTCCAAGATTCATGAGATTCAGAGGATTTGAAATTGGCGAAAAAATCTAAAAAGCATATGATCACAGGATACGAAAATATGAAATTGACAAAATATGATGGACCTCCATACAGTTACTCTGTAAAAGTGAATGGCAAATTGAAAAGGATGATGGGATTCGATGAGGAACACATTAGAGCCCAGTTGTATCCACGCAAACCTAAAATGATCAGGAAGGTGAAAGATGACTAAACCCTCAAGCCAAGAAAAGCAAAATCTAGTAGATAACATCAAGCACGGATTCAGACCAGAAGATGTGTTGATAAAAATTACTCCCCTTCACAAAAAAAGCATCACACAAATGATACAGTTGTACAATGTGCCATTGGGAGAACCAGGACACAGATTTGTTGAGGTCAACGAAACCTATCGTTGGGGATATGGCTACAAGGAAGGTGATGATATGAACTGGCCCTATCAGTTCAAAACCAACCAACACTACTGTGACAGCACAATAGGACATGGTGCTGAACTGGATGACTTGATCGGTGTATGGTTTGATTACGATGGCGATTGGACTGATGCTCAAAAAGAAGAATTCGAAGACAAGTGGTACAATGGAGACCCAGACGACGATGACGGAAGATCAGGCATGGGTTGGGTTTATGATTGGCAGGATGAATGGCAGATTGAAGATGAACAGTTGATCATTGATGGTCCATTCAAATATGATATCATAGACAAAACTCAATACAATAAAATTTACATAGAAAACTGGCAACCACCAAAGACAGAAGATGATAAAGAAAGTATCAAGTAAAAAGAAAAAAGAATTGGTCAAAGCCATAAAGAATCCCAACAGATATTTTAGATTGGACTTTGGTAGATATGGTGGGGAAGTTGCCATGGGAGAGATCACCAAAGAACAGTACACATTCTGGGAAGGCAAGGATGAAGAATTTGCTGAACATATGCGTAATATTGAATTTGAAGATCCAGAGGTGTACAACAAAGGAGTGCCTGTTGAAGCAAGAATTGACAAACCTTTTTATGATTTTGAAGACATCTGTCACCTCAGTGGTCCAGAATGGTCAGAAGGACAAATAATGACAATAACAGAAGTGGACAAAGACGGCAATGCATTACGCAATGATGACGGCACATACATGGAAGATGAACAGCATGAGTTGGGTACCCTGGTAGACAAGGGTGCTGAAATAGATTGTAAAGCCGAGCATTTGGTAGATTCAGAATCGTGCAAAGACAAATACTATTTCTTTGGACAATATTTCAACAAGGGTGGCTGGTACACAGAAGGTTTGATCAAAACTGATCACAGAGGTTTTGATTTTAAGAAACTTAAAATTGACTATGAAAATGCTGACGGGTTCAGAGTGTTCAGTCACATCACCTACAATGGTGAAGAAATGTTTCTTGAAGAAGACTCAACCGGCAAAAGTTCTTGCTTTTATGTGATGGAAGGTGATGATGTCTAATGATTAGACACGAAATATTTCCTGTGCCTATTTGGCAGTTTGAAAACAAAGATTCAAACACTGTAAAGCAAACACTGGTTCCACTATTCAAAGAAATTGAAAAGAAAAATCCCAATCCCGATGTGAAATATACGGTGGATGGGTACACAAGTTTCGGACCCATCACAAATATTTTAGATCACGACAAGTGTAAAGATTTAAAAAATTTTATCATGGGCAATGTGGTAGAAGCAGTCAAAGATCTAGGATTGGAAGGTTATTGTAATCTAACTGGCAGTTGGTTCAACATCAATAGAAAATACAGCAGTCATGGTGAACACAATCATATTCCAGACACCATCAGTGGAATATATTATGTGCAGGCTGATGAAGAGGATGCTAGAATCAGTTTCCATGATCAAAACAAAAGCAGTAATTGGCCTTGGAAGAATGGAGTGATAGATAGTGCTTACACTAAAAATATTGTGAGTTTCCAACCAAACACAGGTAGACTGTACCTATTTCCCAGTTACATCACACATTCAGTAGAACAACAATTGAAAGATCAAGAAAGGGTAAGCATCAGTTTTAATGCTTATGTACAGTGATGGAGTTAATTGTGTTTGCCACTGTGTTTACATTATTGGTCCTGTTGACAGGATGGAGAGGACCTAGAATATGAAATCATTCACAGTTGAAATAAGAACAGGCGACAAAGTGGAAGTGGGACGTTTTAGAAATGTACAAGCCACTGTTAAATCCATTGAAACAGATGAACATGGACAACCTGTTATTGTTACTTCCAAAGGCAAAAAGAAGTTGTTCAGTTGTAGACTGATGAAGTTGTCACCTGGAGCAAAAACCCCAAAACAGATCCTTTTAGAAAGAAATCGAAAGAAAAAGTCTTGATTTTTACTTCAAGAGACTATATATCAGTTATAGTATGGAAGAAACTCAAGAAATAAAAAGACCCACAATACAAGAACGAATCAAAAAAAGAGTCCACGAGATATTGGAACCTATTGAAGATTGGTTGGATAGATATCTAACACACCCAGACAAATTCAATCCAGACAAATTCAAATTGATAGACATATTTAAAAAACAACAAGTAGGTGGTGTTCATGCTAGAAAAATAATGGAAATGTATGAACCACAATATCAAGAGTACAAAGAACTATTGACACTGCGTTCTAAAAATTTAAAGTTTAAAGAAATCACAGATGAAGAAGATCACGACTCTGATGACAGACAACTGTTGGAATCCTATGAAGATGTGGATGATGAAACAATTCAAAAAGGAATAAGAGCATATGATAATATCTTTGAAGCCTGTGACAGAATGATCGATATTGCCAATGCCAATCGTAAACCTCGCAAAAAGAAAGAAAAATCTCCAGAACAATTGGTGGCAAAAATGCAGTTCAAACAGCAAGATGAAAAGATGGGATT